AATATGGTATAAACATGATTATGTTTACACACGGTGATAAAGAAAAACCGCAAGAGCTTCCACTATTGATTGCCACTGAGCAACCAGAGATGTGGAGCAGATGCAAAATTAGAGAAGTACACTGTGGACATAAACATAAAGAGATGCTTAATGAATACATGGGTACTAAAGTTAGGTTTATTCCTAGTATATGTGCTAATGACACTTGGCATAAAACACAAGGATATGTAGGTACACTGCGATGTGGACAAGCATATATTTGGAACAAGAATAAGGGACTAGAAGGATATTTACAAACTAATGTGATGAGTTATGGCATGGAAACGGAGAGCTAAAAAACCAGGTAGGACTAAAGTAAAAAATGCTAAAAAATCAGTGTATGATGGTAAAAACTTTCAGTCTAATTTAGAATTGTATTGCTACAAGAAATTAGAAGAAGCAAAGATACCGGTGGATTACGAAGAGCACACGTTTACTATATTTCCTGCTACTGTGTACCCACAAGCATGTTACGAGGGTACAGCTAAAAAGCTATATAACAAAGGGTCTAAAATTAGACCTATAACATATACACCTGACTTTGTAGATCCTGATGGTAAGTTTATTATAGAAACAAAGGGATATGCCAATGAGTCTTTTCCACTACGGTGGAAGTTATTTAAAAAACATCTTAAAGATGAGCAACATCGTTATGTCTTGTTTATGCCTAGAAACAAAAAACAAGTTGACGAAGTTGTAGATATTATAAAACAACTATAGATTAGGGGAGGTTAGTAATTAATTTAAATTATTAATTCAGCGGTTATACTTTGGGATAATTACATCTCCTCCCCTTTTCTTTTTATTATTACATTATGGCAAAAAGAAGAACTAAAGAAGACAATGAGATACTACAAAAAAAGATAATTAAGTATTATTTCAGTACGCCTCATGATAATAGTTTTAAAACTATGGTGTCAAAATTTAAAGTACATTCTACATATATACGTAAAGCAATAAGTGCGTATCTAGAAGAAAGATTTGACAAGGCACAAAAAGCAAGAAACCGATAATCAATTAAATATAAAATTATGAACTACGATGACTGGAAGTTAAGTAACCCCATAGATGACGGGTGGGGATACACTATGGTAAGCAATTGCTGTGGTGCAAATTTATACTGTCATGACCTTACAGATGAATGTGATATTTGTTCAGTTTGTAAAGAACATTGCACTGCAATAGAAGAATATGAATATGATGCTGCTAGAAAAGAAGCTTACGATGAAATGATGGCAGACGGAGAAAGAGATGAGGGATGGTAGATAAGGTCACCAGAAAGTCTATGCTTATTAGACCTTCAGGTAGATCTACAGATTTTATTAGTCCAAGCTTTGGTTATGGCTGTTTGTATAACTGCTCGTATTGCTATATGAAAAGACATAAAGATAAAGGTCTTACTGTAGCAACTAATACAGGAGATATACTTACGGCTATAAATAACCATGCATACTTTACACCTGTAGATAAACCTAATCAGACACACGCAGAGTACACAACATATGATATAAGCTGCAATGAGGATTTTGCTCTGCATGCAAAGTACCACCAGTGGGAAAAGATATTTGAATTCTTTCGAGATCATCCCATTGCTATGGGTAGTTTTGCTACAAAATATGTAAATCCTAAACTAACCTTATTTGACCCTCAAGGCAAAGTGCGTATAAGATATAGTCTTATGCCGCAGCACAAGTCAAGTTTACATGAGCCAAGCACTTCTAAGATTATAAATAGAATAAAAGCTATTGATACATTTATAGATGCTGGCTATGATGTGCACATAAATTTTAGCCCTGTTATAGTATACGACGGATGGCTAGAAGACTATGCAGATCTATTTAACATGGTAAACGACTATGTGCAATACAAGGATCAAGTATTATCAGAGGTTATATTTCTTACACACAACTTTAAGAAACATGTTGTTAACCTAGCAAGGCATCCTGAGACAGAGATAGATCTGTGGGTTGCGGAGAGACAGGAAACAAAAGTTTCAATGTATGGTGGAGAAAATACTAGATACAAACTCGGACTAAAATCTGAGTATATAAGACAATTCAAACAATTACATAACCAAATCATACCTTGGAATACAATTAGGTATATATTTTAAATTAAACATGAGAACAGTACAAGATCAACTCTCTAGAATATCAAAGACATTAATATTCTCAGAGCCTTTCTACGGTATCTTCCTTATTGGATTACAAAAAGAATTCACTAAAGATTGTGATACTGCAGGTGTAGGAAAACACGGCATAGGAATGCGGCTTGTTATAAATCCGGATTTCTTTGCAGAGCTTAGTGAGCTACATCAACAAGGCCTGCTAAAACATGAGCTATTGCATATAGCTTTCGGTCATCTTATCTTGGCAGATAAATATCCTGATAAAAAGTTATTTAACATAGCTGCAGATATAGAGATCAATCAATATATAGATCGTAACATGCTGCCAGATGGCGGGCTGACTTTGAATACGTTTAAAGAACTTAGACTACCAAGGAAAGCTGGTACTAATGAGTATTATAAACTGTTACAGCAAACTATGGATAAAAACGGCAACAGTAGCTGTGCTGCATTGCAAGGTATACTAGACCAGATGGATGGTAATAGTCAGTATTGTCATAAGCATTGGGAAGAGGTTACAGAATTACCTGAGGCGGCAAAGAAGCTAGTGCAAAAGCAATATGAGCATCAGATGAAGCAGACTGCAGAAGAGATACAAAAGAAACACGGCA